CTTTTGAAATTTTACCCACTTTGAGGGCATTTTTTCAACCCGACCTGAATATGAGAAATCCTCTCCCTTCGCCCCGGCTTCCAACCCCTGTAAAAATTCCTCGTCAGTTGGTAGTTTTGGAACTGCAACACATCGACAATTCGGATGCCATAATGTCCATTCATAATCAACCGGATAAACACCCGCTCCGGCCTCACAAATATCACATTCATAAGGAACATTTGAACGATTAACAATCACACCTGTAACAAAATTTTGTTGCTTCCAACGTTCAGCATTTGCTTTTTGATACGCCATATTTGTTTCTGTCCGAGTCATTCGTAAGGCATTCTGATAAGATGAACGGTAAACACCCTGGCCAGGATGATATGCTTTTGCGGCTTTGCTTAATCTTAAATTACCCTCTGCATCCCGAACACGCCGAAACAATCTATCCGGTTCATTCAAATATTGTTTCATTTCTGTTGCTAAACTCTTTGCAGGTGTACCCTCATATATACCTAATGCCATATGGCGCTCAATATTTATTGCTTGCGTTCTTACAGTTTGCCAAACCCTATCAGACAATCCCATACCCTTTGATGTTCTTTTTTTAAATGCTGCCAAAGCATCCAGGTTTCTGCCTTTCCATTTTTCATCCAACATTTTTGGCAATGTTCGCCCTTTCGCTAAAGCATCTACCATTTTATCATTTTTCTGGTTAGATAACATCCATTCGTTATTAATTCCATTCACGATTGAAGTATCAAGTTGTTTGGCAAGCGCCCGAAGTTCTAATTCAATAGCTCTTTTAATATCAGGATAACGATTAATATCAAAAAAAACATCAGAGGGAAGTTGTTCATAAATCTTAATAATCCGATCAATAGATTTATAATACAGCGACTTTGTACGCCCCATATACGCTCGAATGTTCTGCCAATGTTTAATATCGTATTCTTTCGTATTAAAACTCATGCTCTACTGTTTTAAATTCTAAAGATAATAAAGCATTTGGATATTATAGTCTTTCAAATTCATATTCCTTTTCTTCCTCCAAAACTTAGCCTCCAATTTTTAACCACTTTCCTTGTCGCCATTTCTTCATGTATTACTTTTGTTTTAATACTTTCTACATTTACAACTTTCAACTTATTTTTAATTGAAATCATAGTCGGTTTGAAAGGCATCCCTCCATGAAAAAATGGCATATTTTCTAAAAATGTTTTTTTCCTAAACATACAAAAATAAGGATTCAAATAATCAAAATTCTTTCCTTTCGTTTCTTTTTCTTTCGTTACTTTTCCTGAACCGTAAACACACGGATTTAACTCAGCTTTCATCTCAGCGATAATCGAAGAATCGATAATGTAAGCATCACTGTCCATGCAAATTATTATATCAGTATCAATCTCTTTTATTCCCCTGTTTAACCCAGGCCCGTGTCCTATATTTTTCCTAACATGGTCAACTTTAACATTTGAATATAACTCATCTAACTTATTACATTCATCGAAACATGAATTATTTTTATCAGAATTATCTATAATCAAAACTTCATCAACCGAATCAACAATAGATTGAACTGCCCTTGTAATTATACCAGGCGTGTTACAACAAACGATAATCACTCCAATTTTCATATTAAATTTAACCATTTTTTTCTATTTGCGTCAAAATTTTCATAAGTCAAATCTAAATTATCTGTCAATAATTCCTGAATGCCTATTTGTATTACACCACAACCATTATCCGAATTAATCACATACATGTTAAGGTCATCCCTTTTTCGTCTAAGTCTTACCCATGCTTTCCAACAATCTCCATTCCATGCTGATTGATTTTTTGGTTGTGGATATTTTTGCATTTTTTCATTTCGCGGATTCATATCATGACAGATGATATAACCTGAACGATTTAATATTTTCAATGAGTTATTAATATCTCTATACACTTGTTCATTCTCATGTAATCCGTCAATAAAAATAATATCAAAAGTATCTTTATTTTGCTGAAAAAATTTGTCCGAGGTCATATGATAATCTGCCGACCAAATAAAATTAACACTAACTTTTTTATCGCATTTTATGACATTAAAAGTAGAACCTTTGCTTGAACCAATTTCTAAATAACTTGTGGCCTTTACTTTATCTATATATCTCTGTATTATTTTTTTTCTACTCATATCGCAATTTTTTAATTAATTGGTTTCTTAATTCCCGTTTATACTTTTTTCTTTCCTGACTTAATCCTAACTGCCCGTTATGCAGTCTGTAATTTGCAAGTATATTCGGGCAATATCCTAACTTCATTCCTCTGGCTAAATTCCTGATATGAAAATCCACCTCCCACAAATAAGGGATTTTAAACAGTTTCTTTCGATAATACATAGTTGCATTATGCAATCCAGTTTGTTTTAATTCACTTTGGATTGTAATATTTTCGGGAGGTGTATATAATTGCCCGTTTGATAGCATTACTTGCCCATGGATAAAATCATAATGTTTCATATACATAACAGCCAGTTCCACTGAGTTTTCAGGGAGCCAATCGTCATCATGTAAAATGTGAATTATATCACCACAACTTTTTTCCACTCCTATTGCGATATTTTCAGCTTCGGATTTATCCGATTCAACTATTAATAATTCTGTATTCGGATATGTTTGCCTATCCACACTTTCAACGGCTTGTTGAAGATATTCAAATCGTCGCCCTTTTAATCGTGGAATAATTATAGAAACATTCATTTTGCTATTTTTAACCTGTTTTGCTTACTTTCTTTTGTCTCCGTCCGAAGGTCAACTATCTTTTTGTAAGGTTTTATATATTTTTACCCACTTTTCACCCATCTCCCCATGAACATTTTGAGCCCATTCAAAAGATTTTTCAGATAATACTTTTAATTTGTTCCAGTCCAAAACCTCATTCAACATCTCAGCAATACTTTCCGGCGTTTTCTGTTTGGGATAAATAACCGGGCAATCATCAGGGTAAAGTCCCGGATCAATTCCACTCAACACAGGTACTCCTATACTCATAGCTTCCACACTGGCCAATGAATAAACCCAGATAACCATTTGATCAATATACAAATGTGAACTTCTTTTTAATTCCATCATTGTACTATGTGTTATTCCTGTTTGACAAATGAACTCAACATCTGCCCGGTTTAATAATCGCATCGCCTTAACGATAATATCAGTTCCTTTCTTCATCGGATCACTCGGTACATGAAGCACCCTGAATTTTTTACCCGGCTTCCATGAATAATCAAATTTATCCCAACAATGTCCCATCCAATGCCATCTTTTATTGTAGCATAAATCCGGTGTGATTGCTGAATGATAATCTGCTTTAAATTCACCTAATTTAAATTTACCTCTTGCAACAGCAGGATTTAATCCATCCCCTGGCTTTCTAAAAAAACTACCAGAGACAGTATATATCCTTTTCGCTTTTTTCGGCAATTCAATTCCCGCAAATTTATCTTTGAATGGCCAGTCCCCTTTAAAATGAATTATATCGCTGTTCTTAATTCGTGCCACTGCAACTTCTTTCCCCATTCTTTGAATGCAAGGCCCGGTTTGTATCTGAAATTTTGACATCCCCACCCCTTCATTTTCCGTGATTGCTTCTATATCAATTACACCCCCAGATGCTTTCCTGACAGATTTCACAATCTGATATCCTGAACCAGCATAATCCCATTTCGATAAAACAGTTACTTTTAATCTTTTGTCAAAACGAGTAAACAACACATCGCTATCAATAGCATTACTTGCAATATGTTTCCACTTCAACCGGTTTGTATTATTCGAAGCTAATTCTCCGGCCAGCTCCAATGCTTCTTTAAATTCCGGATTAATATTAATAGCCGCCATACAAACGTTTGTAGCTGCAACATAATCATTCAATCCTACGTTACACCGAGCCAACATTACCAACGCATCTGCCTTTTCTGCGGGGAACTTCGATTTAGGAATATATTTTTCAAATGCCTTTTTTGCTTTTTTGAACCAATGACGTTTAAAATATTCCTTAGCGAGATAATATAATTCACGTGTGCAATCTTTAGGATTCTTCTTCACCCATCTTTCAAGTATTCGCTTAGTCCTGTCCGGGTCTTTTTTCTTTTGTTTATTTGGCCAATAAATAATTGTAACATCAGAGAATTGACCGCCTGAACAGGTAAGATAATTATGTGCCGCTCCCTTCCAATAAATAGAAAGATGCCTCATATATAATCTCGGTTGCCGGTGTACTTCTCCCGTCACTCCTGATATACATTTAATCGACATTGCTTTACCTGGAAACATCTTTATTACTTCCATATCGCCGGGTTGAAGTTCCTCATCAGCATCAATTGTAAATATATGTGTTTGGGTACATTTTGATAAAGAATAATTTCGGGCATCAGCAAAGTTAGCGAATAACCCATCTTTCTTCCCTCCCGTGTTACATCCCCAATATTCATAAACTTTATCTGTATATTCTTTGGCTATCTCGATTGTATTGTCATCACTTCCTGTATCAACAATTACAATTTCATCAGCATCTTTAACTGATTTTAAACATCTACGTAAAACATCAGAACTATTTCTGACTATCATCGAAACTGAAATACTCATTTGTTTTGTTTTTCATTAATCCATTGATTTATTTCTCCAATAGCTCTTTTATAGCCAAAGAATTTTAATTTATCCTGTGCATTTTGAATTTGAGGTTTCTCTTTAGTCATTGAATTTAGTTTCTTCCGCAAACTAATCAACGTATAATCTTGTGCCATTATTTTTAAGGTATTATATTTCCAAAATCTCCCGTTTCATCATCGTTAATATCTTCCATTTCCTTTTCTATATTTATCGTAAATGGATTATTCTCAACTGCTGTCTTCCGAGACATTATGGCGCGTCCTCCGGTGGCTGTTACCAACATCCTGATAAGTTCTTCTTCATTGTCCGGCATATAGAATGTGAATTTCGGTTCAATCTGTAAGTTTACCGCCGGCTCAACACTATTTGAAATTAAACTCATCCCTTTTTTCAAAATATTCACTCTACGTTGCAATCCTTCTCCAAATTCCTCCTGGTGTTTCAAAGTTTTTAATGCAGCATCTAAAAACATTAATTTAAGCGCAACACCAGAAACACTTGCGCCAAGTCCCTTCATCTGTTGAAAGGAAATATCCGGCGTCTGGGTCATAGAATAAATAAGTTCTTGCAGGGTATCTTTTTCTAATTGGATTGCTGCCGGTGCCTGATCCCATGTCAGGTAACTGGCATCAGCATTTTCTTCCATCGTTATCATCTTCCCGGATTCACCCTTCTCCGCAAAACCATTAACTTTACCCCGAATCTTAACAATCGGTGAAGCAAAATAATCATTTGAATCAGCAAAATTAGATAACATCGTTTCATATCTCTCAATCAAATCCTGAACATCTGACCATTCAGGCTCTTCGCGCTGATAATATATAACAGGAATCTTGCCAAATATATTTTTATCCCTGCTAATTTCCTCCCAATTAGTACGTTTCTCATAAAAAACAATCTCATCAGCAGTATATACATCAACATATTCTGTTTTTTCAAATGTATAGCCTCTGCCAAATGCTTGCATATCTCCATACCTATCAAATACGGGATACAATCTATCACCATTCGAAGGTGACCAAATATTCATCCGAAGTCTTAATTTACCACCACCACCACCTCCAAAATCAAACCCATTCCACAAATCGTCAGTTTCCTGGAAGTACCAATATTCAGCACACTCTGTTTCACTCATCCAACTTCGAGCTAATTGTCTGGTCTTATAATTCAATTTATTATCATGCCATGTATTTTGAATCATTTTAACCATCAGCCTTTCCTTGTCTGTATCTGTATCACTCTCAATCTCAATCCCATCACCAATCAAAAATGCCGCAGCCCGGTCAACTATAATCTTTTGAAACGGTAAACTTAACCGGGCAACATCTTTTAATATTTGTCCGTCATCTGTATTTACTATTTTTTTTGGTCTGATTTTGGTATCATGCACGTTGTGGTTATCAGGATGGTATTGATTTAGAAAATTACTAAAATCCTGATCCGAAGCCTTACTTTTAAAATAAGAAATTACATCGTTTGGCTTCTGTTCTAATATCTCTTTTTTTTCCATGTTTACAAATTTACGTAAAAAAATTAATAAAATATGCCTTGTAAATCTTTTATATTTGAAACGACCTTACCTTTCTCTGTTGCATAACGTAATCCATCAATCGCATGATTATATCCGTCGATGGGTTTATTCGTTGGTTTTTGGTCTTTATCCATCACCCAGGCATAATTTCGTAACTCCTTAATTAAGTTGATGCTTCGCTTTGTGATAAACAGATTTTTTGACTTTAACCTATCAATTCCTACCTTAATGCTATCAGGACCCTTCTCAGCTCCTTTAATATTGAAACCGGCTTGTTTTATTTCTTCATTACTTTTAGGTTCAGCACTATCAGCAATTATCTCATCATAATTTTCAAGTATCTTTAATCGTTTCATTGCTTTGATAATATCCCGGTTCAGCATTTCAGTTTGATAAATTAACTCATCAACATATCTGGAATCTTTTGTTTCCACCACCTTTACTAATGCCGTCGGATCATTTGTAAAACCATAATCAAGTCCAAATTTAACAATTCCCTTATCTGGCAATCTATCTACCTGCTGCCAGTTTTTAAATATCAATCCTTCACGCATTCCGATTTTTCCCTCTAAATAAACCGTTCTGTAAAGGTCATCCACATTAGCTCTTCGTAATACATCCTTCTTGATTTCCTCACTAACAAAGGGATTATCAAAAATAGTACTGTGAATATAAGTTATATCATTCTTGTATTGCGGGTCATTTAGGAATTTAGTATGCACAAATAATTCCTCTGTCGGGTTCCAGTCAGCAAATACGCGAACCCTTGTCCGTTGTGCAAGATGAAAGAAAATCTCATATTTGATATTCTGAATTTCATTCACAAAAAGATAATCCCTTTCCGGCCCGTGAACTTTATCCGGGCTATCAGCGGAAAAGAATTCAATCATTGCATTATCAACCTTGTATGTGGAATCTGATTTATTGTGATTTTTTGGATTGTAAATATTACAGGAAATCAGCCAGTTGAAAAAATCCCTCATCGCACCTCTCTTTAAATGAGGCATCGTTTCGGAGACAATGGATATGATAATTGGTTTTGTAGCTTCCGCTGCGATTGAAAAAAGAACCTGGTTCAAAGAAAAAGTTTTTCCACTATTATGAGAAACTATATTTTTTTTTGTTATTAAAAAATTATGGTCATTCTCCACTTCAATATCATATACTAACTCAGATAATGGTTCAAATGTTACTTCCAAGGGATATGAAACCAAGTCCTTCCACGTAACATATCTTTCAGTATATGAATCGTTATCCCTTCCCTCTCTATATATTCCGCCCGACTGCAATTCCTGTGTTTGTAAGTTTCCTTTACCCTCCTTGCTTTTGCATTCGTTATTTTGGAATTTCCGTTCATTTCCCCTCTTGCCGGTTTGGTTAATCCGGTATCGAATGCGTGTTTCACATTTTGAGAGATTGTCACCCATTCCAAATTTTCTAATTTGTTGTCCTCTTTGTTCCCATTCTTGTGATTCGTCTGTGGTAATTTCTCCGGATTTAGAATAAATGCTTCTGCTACCAATCGGTGAATACGTGTTGTTTTTCCAAAAACAACTGTTTTCAAATATCCGCAAGAACTTAATGCCGGTTTCATTATTTCCGCTTTCGGAATTTGTTTTGTATTTACTTTGTGTTTGTGAAAGGTAACCAACCGACCCATCGTAGATATTGCATAGCGGTCGTCTATTATCTTCCATCGTTCGTTTTGCAATGTCAATGGCTTTAACCCATGCTCCATCAATTCTAAATTTGTGTTCATAAGTACATCTGATTTTAAATTTATCTGATGTAAATATAATCATTTTAGCTTTAGGATGTACCACCTTATAACAAAACTTGTCAACCACCTTATTTTGAACAATTCCACTTCCTTCATTAAGGCTGTAAACAACATCACCGATGACAATATCTGTTATTGGAATATACCCATTAACAGTATTAATAAGTGTTTCCCCTGTCAAGCATCGAGTGCCCCCCTCACAGAAAACATATCTGGTTTTCGCCTCCCGGCAAACATCAAATATCTTATCAATCTTTTTTGTCCTTACGTCCATTTGCTGATTCAAAAATTAAGTTTATTGATTTACTTTCTGTCGTGTGGTCGATATATTGCTGATTTAATTTTTGCCTCTCGTCACTATCGCATATCATTCTCATTGCCGCTATTTGTAATGTGGGATTTTCAGATTTAACCCATTTTGATAACATCGAAGTAACTCCCTTTCTTTTATTTAATGAAATTGCCTCTTTAATGCTGTCTAACTTGTTTAAATTATGATTATATGCTGTTGGTCTTGAACATTCTTTATAATAAACAAAAATATCACTAAATGAGAAAATAGGATATTTTCCAATAATTTCTAAAATACCCTTTTCGTGAGTTGTATTTATTTTAATTTCATCCATCGTTATTTCATTTTGTATTTCATTAATTCATTCATCCAAATTTCGGAAAAATTATAGAGACTTTCATCATTATCTATAACATATTGCTCAATTCTCCCGTTAAAAGACATATTTCCACTCCCCTCGATTGTATAGTAATTATTTTTAGTTTTTAGGATTGTAATCTTTGCATGAGAATTTACATAAATAACATCAACATATCGTTTCAACATATCAACTGCGATTGACTTCGACTCATGCCCTGCATTACGAATTGAACTTACTACCATATCAATTTTTAATATCCTTTTTGATTCAATCAAATCAATTATAACCCTTGCTGCATATTGATTAATTGCAAAAATTACAAATATAGCATGTTCTATAATTTCTTTTTGTGCAATATAAGAAATAATACTTATCGTATTAAATGGCTTCATGGTTATAAATCTTAACTGCTCCCCTTTTTTTGGCAATCCTATTTCTTCCACTTTTTTTATTACCTGTAAATTTTTTAATGTAAATTTTCTAAAAAACTTATCAGATATTTCAAGATTACCATCCTC